GTGTCGGGCCACGCGTGAACCGGGGGGGTGCTTAGAATACTGGTTACCGGGGGGTAATGGCCTGTTTTCATCGGCGTTGCTTGTGCTTATCCCTGCGTGAATTAACATGAGGGAACAGGCCGCACGCGTCTCCGTTCACCGTCGCTCTGATCTGCCGCGCACGCTTCTGCGCCCAGATGTGGGACCGACCATACATCCGGGCGATGGTGCGTGAGTCCAGACAGCCAGGGAGAGACAGCGCCCAACGTATCAGCTCGACGTGGCGCCTGAACTTCATGCAGTCCGAGTGAGCGATGGCATCCATGAACGCCTTGAGCATCACGCCCACATGATCGCGAGAGATGAACGCGTCGACCTCAGTGCGTTGCTGTATCTCGCCAATGCCCATGTTGCGTGTCTTGTCCCTATCCGATGACCAGGATGGATGGTTCGGGTCGATGAGGAAGACGTGCCTCGACTGCACCATCTCGCGGTAAGGCAGCACGCCGGACTCGCGCATCTTCTCCTGGACCTTCTTGGGTTGCGCATAGAACCATGCGTCGAACGACTTGGCCTCCTTGGCAGGAGCCGACAGGTCGTTGATGCTGGCCTTGGTCACGCCTGTATTGGAAAGGATGTTACTCAGCGGGCAAGTGGCAAACCTCATAAGGCCTTACACCTGTTTTCCCAAAGCCCTGTCTCGAGGTTCAATCTGAACATCCCTTCCCTGACCATGGTGCGGAAAAGATGCTCGGCAGACTTTGCCCGGACCTTTGTCGATTGACCGCGGCATGTCTGTCGGACGAGAGTGATGATCTGCTGTTCGCCGCCTTGGATGACCTGAATCCATCTTAGCCTGGTGTTGGTTTCGTCTTGGCGTTGGAGGAATCGCTGTAGGGACTGGACGACTACGGCCTTACGCTCAGCAATGGACTGACGTCCCATGGCGGCCCGGGCTTCCATTGCTGGTCGAAGGGCTGGGTTTTTCCAGTTTTCGGAGTACGCCTTCAGTTGCTCGATGCGCTTGAGTCTTGCGATCTTCTGCCTGACGCGGTCGGCCTCGATTTGGGCAGGGGTGCGTTTCTTGCGGTAGTGTGCCATGTGCGTCAGCTGCATCTTGTATCTCGAGGGGAGGGGGATAGGCCGCCGATAAGGCGAGCCGTATTTCCTCCCTCCCTCTCTCCTTGTATGTCCATGTATGAACATGGACTACAGGAGAGACATAGATTTGTCGTCGGTTTTGTCGTCGGTTTTGTAAGGGGTGGCATGGGTGTCTAAAATAGAGGTTTGATAGGCCTAGTGGCGGGGGTGGTAGCCACCTAGCCCTGAAAGAGGCGTAGGAGGCCACGCAGAGGGGTCTAATAGCCCTCCCAAGAGTCGACTACGGGAGGCTGGGAGCGTACCCAGCGGATTTCATCACGGTTCGGGGAGTGGCGAATGTAGATTTCCCCGCAGGTCTTGAAGCCGTCGGTCATGCCGGCACGGCTACGGCGCTTGGTCAGGCCGAAGCGGTAGATCTGCTCCTCCCCTGGGCAACGCTGGAGGCAGGCGATTTCGCGCGCCCAGTTAGTAACCTCTGAACTCCCGAAAAGTTGATAGGCAAGGTCGGCAGCCGTCTGGCCTTCCTTGTCCTTGGACGACTTCGGCTTACCCGTGTGGTGCATGAAGACGATGATAACGCCGGTCTCGTTGAGGATGGGCTGGATGATGTGTCGCAGGAACTTAGCGGCCTCGGAGGTCTCAGAAATGTCGGCGCCGACAAATGCCATGAGAGGGTCCACGAAGCAAATCGTCGCTTGGTGCTGGATGACGAGCTTACGGAGCACGTCGCCGAACTCCTTGCCCGTGGCGACGCTCTCGCGGTAGATAAACATCCGGTCCTTGAGGTCATCTTTCTGGAACTCAGATAGACCGAGGCCTTTGATCTGGTCCTGCATGGACTCGGCCACGTCTCCGGCATCGTTCTCGGCTTGGATGACCAGCGTGCGCATTTTCATCCCATCGTTAGTTTTGATGCCGAAGAAATCCTGACCGAGCGTCCAGTTGATGGCGGCTTGCATCATGAGGGCGGACTTTCCGGTGCCCGCCTGACCAGCCATGACCAGGGAGCCGCCGCGGCAGAGCCAGCGGTTGCCGAGGACGTTAGTGGGGTCGGCCTTGCGGTCGAACTTCATCAGGTCGTCGATAGGCATGCGTTGCGCCGCCTGTCGAACAGACAGGGCCTTGCGCTTATCAGCTAAGCGGGCATAGTGCTCTATAAGGGCGTCGGGCTCGGTTACCTTGGCTGCGATAAGGGAGGCCTCGCGCATGAAGGCCGCGTCGGCGATCATGTCGATGTGCTCTTGACGTAGTTCTCCGAAGCCAGCGTAGGCCGTCAGGTCATTGATGAACGTATAGTCAATCGAAGAGCCTACCGAGTGGAGATAGGCTGGTACGGTTACCTCGTCGGCGCGCTTGCCATCGGACTGAAGGTAAAGGATTGCGGCGGCGACGTCATGATGCTTCGGCTCAAAGAAGTCAGATGGCTTGAGATTAACCGGGAACGGAAGATTTTCACGGAGCAGGACGCCGAGGAGGTGGCGTTCCGCCGGCACGTTGTTCGGAGGAGTCATGGAAGAAGGGATTGGGGATTGGGGGCGTGGGTGCCCGTGGTCAAGATGCTTTGCGGAAAAGTCCGACGAGGTCGGCCTTGCGGTAATAGGCGTTGAGGTGCAGGCCGGAGATGCCGCGGGAGGTCTTGAAGTACTTCGGCTTCAGGCGGGCACGCTCGACGCGGGCGCGGAGGGCGACGTGCGAGATGCGGGCCTCGGTGGAAAAGTCGATGATGCGGACCCATCCCCTCGGCACCTTGTCCTCGCGGTCGGCGAAGCGGTGAGCGGCGGCCTCGCTGATCGTGCGGTAGGGCTTGGCGGGACGATAGACGTATGAGTAGTGGCATTGGCCGGTCTTGGCCTTGAACTGATGGGCCATGCGTTCCAGGAGGCCTTGCTTGTGCAGCTCGTAGGCTCTGGACGAGGCGTTGCGCGTGTAGGTGAGGTTCAGTTCCTTGCGGACGTCCTGGACGGTGCTCCAGCCTTTCGGGCAGGCGTATTCACGCTTGCCGTGCATGGCGGCGATGAGGCCAGCGGCGTCGAAACGTCTCATTTGCTTTTAGGCGTGAAGACCTTGAGGTCGGTGGTCCAGACCCATCGGCTGCCGACTCGGTGTACGAGCCAGACCTTCCAATCCGTTCCGTCGACCCATCCTGCCGCGAAGCCGGAGCCCCAGCGTGAGGTGGCAAGGCGGTGAGAGGCGTAGGCCATGGCGTCCTTCTGGCAGAGACAGCCGGCGGAGAACGCGGCGCCGCCTTCGGCCTTGGTGAGGTTGACCTGGCTGAGGGTGTGCGTGTGGCCGTGGATCAGGGCTCCGCCACGATCGGCGTAATGCTTGCCCTGCTCGGCGGTGGCGTTGATGCCATGGGCGTAGCCGTGTATGAAAGCGACCGGGCCAAGGCGGTAGACGCCCTTTTCGGCGTGGTAGGGAAGGATGGTCTTGGCCCCGCAGCTCTTCGCGGTGGTGCGGATGCGGGCCTCGAGGTCGGCGCAGTAGTCGCGTACCAGGGCGGAGCCGGAGGTATGCTGGAGGGCTTGTGCCCGGTGTTCGTGATTGCCCATCAGGTAGACGGTGGGCTTGGTGCTGGCGAGGAAGGCTTCGCCGGCCTCGATGTCGGAGAGCAGGGATTCGGCGCCTTCAGCGTCTTGGCCTGCCCCGCGGCGCAAGGATCGGAAGTCGAAGCAGTCGCCGAGGTGGACGCGGACGGTCGGCTTGTAGTCCTTGATGAACTCACAAAGGGCTTCGACGGCGTTAGCATCGGCCATGTCGCCGTGGTTGTCTCCGAAGGCGACGAAGCGGGTAGGGGTGCTCATTCGGTGAAGGCGACCTTTTTGGATTTAAGTTCGGCAAGGAGGGAGTCGCGCTGCTTGCGGGCCTGCTCGAGGTCGAAGCCAAGCGGGATGACGGTATCGCGAGAGGTCTTGCTATGGACGCGGAAGTACCACTTCTGGCCGGAGCGCATCAGGTATTTGTTCGGGTTGTTGGACACCGGGCGTTTGTGCTTCATGTGCTCACCGCAGACGGTGAACTTCGGGCAGGCAGCAAGGAAGGCCACGCGCTCGGGGGTGAGGCCGATGCGCTTCGCCCAGGCGAGCGTGTCAGGTGTCAGAGCCTCCATGACTTTGCGAGGATGCGTCCCTCGGACATGATTTGCTGACGGGCGTTCGGCTTGAAAATGTACTCCTGGTCGAAGGAGTGAGAGGCGCGTATCTCGGCGATGCTGTCGAGCTCTTCGTCGTTCGCGGGGCCGACACCGGCGGTCGAGACGTAGACCGTGCGGACCTTCCAGCCCTTCTCCCAAAGGATGTCCTGACAGACACGCAGCTCGTTAATGTAGCGCCAGTCGGAGCAGACCACGGTCTCGGGGCTTACCTGATCGTGGTGCTTCATCACCGGGCACCAGTTAGCGAAGTGTCGGGCAAAGACGTCCTTATCGAGGCGCCGTGCGAAGCGACCCATGGCAACCAGGGCGTCACGGTTCTCGCACTTAAAGTCTTCGGCCATGAAATTGCCTTCGAGCCCGAGGTAGTCCATGAAGTGATTGCCGGCCTCTTTCAGCGCGTCGGCAAAGTTGATGTGCTCGGCGGGGCGGGTCGACCACTCGAGCAGGCCCGAGGCCAGCGTGTCCTTACCTGCCCGGGCAAACCCACTGATCAGGACGAGAGTCGGTGCGGCCATCGGGGCGGGTGCTGAGGTCATCGGATTAGAAGGGAGGAGCGTCGGGGAGGGTGTCGGCCACCGTCGGCTTCTGGGAGCCCTTCGGGTAGGTCAGCTTGTATTTCCATTGGGCCTTGCCGTTGTATTCCTTATCTGGAATGGCCTCGACGCCAATTAGGCAAGTCTGGCCGCAGGCTGGTTCGATATATTGGAGAAACTCTGCCGGCGTTGCGTCGCTTCGGATCTCGGAAGTGAAGTTAGAAGAGAATTTCCCTACCAACATGGCAAGGGGTTTAGACCACATCGGGGAAAATGACTTATACATTTTATGGCCGTTGCCATCGATGAACATCAGCCGGCAGGTAAAGGTGTTGTCTTCCTTAACCTTAATCCAGTCGAGGTTGGGACGAATTAACTTCAGTTTATAGGTGCCCGAAACACTGATCGGGTCGAGGGGCTTGCGGTCGTTTGTAGGTTCCATGTTAGGCAAAGGTGATAGGGGTGGCGGTGGTCGTGGTCTTGACGTCGATGACCTGGACTTCGTCACCGTAGGCCGGCCACTCGCCAAGGGTCGTGCACTCGCGGTAGGTTTGCAGCGCCTTCTCAAAGTCGGCGACGGCGTAGGACATAAGTTCCGGCCCGATCTCCACGACGGCGGTGGCGAAGGGCGGCTGCTTCTCGATGAAGAGGAAGCGGAAGCCGAGCAGGCGGCGGCCGTAGGCGGTCTCGTAGCAGAGGCGGTAGAAGTAGGCCTGCAGGTTGTAGCGGTAGGCTCGGACGGCCTTGAGGATGCCGGCAGGGGAAGCGTCCTCGGTGGTCTTCAGGTCCCACAGGTAATCACCGGCGACGCCGTCGATGGCGCACTTCAGCTGGACGCCGTTGTAGTCGGTCGTGAACATGAACTCGGTCTTGTCGAACTCAACGCCGAGACGCTCAAGGGTATGCCTAGCCCTGGAGGCGATGATGTGGCACTCGGCGGACTCTTCGGCGCTGACGACCGTCATGCCAGGCTTGAGGGACGACTGGAAGGCGGCGTAGGTTTCCTTGCCCTCCTTGGTGCGGCGGTCGACCTCGGGAGCCGTGATGAACTTCTCGTTCAGGGCCTCGGGCTGGAGGACGGCGCAGTGGATCAGCGAACCCATGCGGAGGGCCTTGGTCTCTTCGCGCTGCTGGTTGAGGTAGGCCTGATAGTGGGCCGGGGACTTGAGGAGTTCCTTGGCGCCGGAGTAGTTGAGCGCCTGGATGCCGTCGTAGATGACGCGGTGCTGGATGGGGTCGGGTGGGATACGCATATGTGGTGTGGGTCTTGGTGTTGGGTGTTGGTGGGAAATCAGAGGGCGTCGTCGTCAGGGGCGGACTCCTCGACGCTGGCAGAGATACGGCGGACGTCTTCGAGGGCCTTCTCGGCGGCGTTCTCCATGGACTCGAGGGTGTTCCGCAGGACGCGCAGCTGGACGACGAGCACATGGATGCGGTCATGCAGGGGCTTCACGGCGGCGGCCTCGTCGGCGAGTTCGACCTGATCGGCGAAGACTTGCAGCTCGGTGATGGCCGAGCGGTTCAGGTCCGACAGCGTGATGATGTCGGCGTCGTGCTGTTCATAACGTCCGGCGATATGCTGGACGGTGGCAAGCGAGCCGGTGATGTTCTCGACGAGGCGCTTGATGGATTCGCGGTTGGTCATCGGTTGAAAGTAAGTTCCTTTATCTCTCCGCTGGGGGCAAGGGTAAAGAAGCGCACTTGCGATCGTGCCAGGGACGGGTGCGTCTTGCGCTTCCACATGCCGATGTCGGAGAGGAAGTCGGCGTGCTTGCGGGCGGTGAACTCGACGTAGGGATAGCCGTCAAGGAGCAGGAGCAGGGCGTATTGTCCTTTGATGGTACGGGCGATGCGTTCGATGCCGGCGGGGGTGGAGGTCATTTGATGGGCTTCCAGACGTTGAGGCTCAACAGGTATTCCCAGCGCTGACGATCGGAGAGGAGGTGGAGGTCGGTCTTCATTTTCTCGTTAGGGGTCTGCTGCTTGAGCCCGGGGTGAGCCAGGGCCTTCGCGGCGGCCTTCGACCTAGCCATGGTTGCGGGCCTCCTGCCATTCCTCGATTGCCTCGATGAGCTCGTCGGCGTGGATGCGCTGCGCGTGGCGGACGCAGTACCAGAGGGCGTCGCCGGCCTCGCGCATGCCCTCGAGTCGCTCTTCGAGCTGACGGATGCGGGCGTCCTTGGCCGCGAGGAGGTTGCCTTGGTGCAGCGCCTTGAAGGCGTCTTCGATGGGGTCGCTCACTTGGTCAGGGGGCGGGGGGTGGGGGAGAAGGCAGGGGCGGACTGGGAAACGGTCGCAGAACGGAAGCCAGAGGCCACGGCGCCGTCATCGTCGAGGTCGACCGAGATGCCGCACGCGGTCTGGATGGATTGACGGCGGATGTAGGTGATGGCCCCGCCGATCTGCTGGGCGGTCAGGCCTTCGGCTTTGACGAGCAGGGTGCCGAAGTCGAAGCGCTCGCCGGAAGCGTGGAGGAAGGCGGTCGACACGCCGACCTTACCCTCCTGGCTGACAAGCGTCTGGATCAGGGCGAGGTCGTGGTCGAGCAGGACGGGCTTGATGGCGTCGAGCAGCGCGTCGAGGGAGACGTACTTGGCCTTGAAGGCCGGGTTGATTTTGTTGGCCTTCACGTTGTCCAGGGCTGCGAGCGCTTGAACGAGGGCGGAGGTGGCGGTGGTGGGGGTGGGCTGTTTGCTCATGGTGGGAGATTATTTGGTGGCGTCAGCCTTCGTGACTTCGCCGGCCTTGATGGTGGCCTCGATGTCAGCCAGGGACATCCGGGTGTAGTCGGGGACGAAGAGGTTGTAGTAGGTCACGCCGTTGCGGATGGTCGGGGTCAGGAGACGGGCGACCTTCTGATCAGGCAGGACGATGTAGGACGAGTCCGCGATGATGCGGTATTCGGCGGGAAGTTTGGAGTCTTTCTTCATAGGGGAGATTAATTGATGGCGCCGCGTGAGGCGGAGTCGAAGATGAGGAGGGCGTCAGCGTTCCAGAGGGTGACGTCTTGGGTCGGGAACAGTTCGGCAGCGCGGGCCTTCAGCTTGTTCTTCCACTGGGTGGTCGTCAGGTCGCCCTTGGTACCGCATGTGTGCGTCTTCTGCCAGATGGCGGGGCGGATGCGGTGAATCTTCCAGCCCATGGCGACGGCGGCGCCGTAGAGGACGCCCGTGTTCCACATCAGTTTCCCGATGGCTGAGCCGGGGATGTTCTTGCCGGCGAACAGCGGAGGCTCCTCGAGGTACAGGCTGACGTCCTTGGCCTTGCAGCTGAGATCGGCGAGGAGTTGGCAGACCTCGACATCAGACCCGGGCATCTTGGCGCACTCGACAGGATCACCGTCAAGCGACCACACGATGCCGCCGTTCACGCCAGGGTCGATTGCTACGATGAGGTGGGCCACGGCAAGACCCTTGTCACTTGCCACGCTGGGACAAGCGGAAAAGATTGCCGACGCGGATGGCGTAGTCGTTAGGGGCGAATCCGCGGGCGACGGCGCCGGACCAGCCGACGTTCCAGACGAGGGCCAGTTGCTCGGGGGTGGGGGCGAGGTTGCCGATGCGCTTGAAGTTATCGCGGATGCGGCGGAGGTGGGCCGCGGCGATCATGTCCTGGGCGGTAGCGTCCCGCCACTTAGACCAGGGGAAGCGGTAATGGCCCTCGGCCTTTAAGCGTTCCTCGGCGTCCTTCCACGCGGCGTACCCGACTTGATACATGCCACGCTCGCCGGCCTTGCCGACGGCCTTGCGGTTCTGGCCGGACTCGACCATGGCGATGCACTCGAGGAGGGTGGCCTCAGTTGCGGCCGCGGCGTTGAAGCCGAGGAGCAGCAGGGCGACGATGGAGAAGGGGCGGCTCACGGCTGGCCCTTGCCCTCCTTGGCGGCGTTCCAATACGCCATCATCGTCAGAGTAAGTTTTTCAAATGCGTCCTTATTTACCTCGATTGCAAACTTTGTAATATATCCAAACCCATTCTTTTCCTGTTTTCCATCTTCGGTCAGTCGCAGAATAGATGCCGGGTCTATGTAATACTTGGTCAGCCGCTCGACCTCGGCCTTGAGGCGGGCGCACTCGACTGCCAGCACGCTGTTCTCTGCTTGGCGGCCTTGGCACTCGGCCTTGAGGCGGGCGTAGTCGGCGTGCAGGACATACTCTCCGTCCACATCGCTTGAGTGAATGACGCTGGCTGTTCCATCGTCAAAGGTGACGGCTCTCACGCTAAATCGTGTTGCATCGCTCACGACTGC